TTTGCCATTTTATATCCTATAATAAAATGGGGGCATTGCGCCCCCATGTGTTTATTTAAAACGCTCTGCTTTATGTCTCTTTGCGTCTTGAATTGCTTCAAGTAAAGCAATAAAGAAGTTTTTTATTGATTTCATAATTCATCCTCAGATAAATATTGCTGAGATGATTTTTTAGTTTTAGGCGCAGTATCAACTGTGTCTTTAACTTCAATCTTCTTTGGCTTCTTATGTTCTGGAATGATTCGTTCCAAAGCAATCTTCAACATACCATTAATCAAAGCGGCATCTTGAATTTCGATTTGGTCATCAAGTGCGAATGTGCGAGTGAACGCACGATTAGCAATACCCTTGAACAAGAAATTATCTCCATCATCTTTTGTGTTACCGGCAACAATTAGTTTGTTGTCTTCTAAAGTGATATCGATTTCCTGTTTACCAAAA